AGGACAGCTTCTTTGCGTAAGTTATGAAATCAGATGTCCGTGATCACGACCAATTACTGCCCACACAAACCGCAGCGGCAGCCTACGCCGGCGTAAGCCGCAGAACTATCCGCCGCTGGATTCACGAGCGCAATATGCCCACCGTCATCCTGGACGGCAAGGTATATTACGCCAAGTCCATTTTAGACGCCTTCAAACGCAACAACGATAACGAGCGCCCACTCGATTCGTCCCGCAAGGAAATCGCCGAGGCCGAATTTCGCGAGACTCGCACACAATTGGCTAAATTGGAACTTGCGATTCGGCAAGGCAAATATATCGCACGTGATGAGATGGAAGAACAAAACGTCCGCAAGGTAGTCGTCCTGCGACGGACGTTGGTTGGTCTCGGGCGCAAACTTGCGCCGCGATTGGTCGGCAAAAAAGAAAGCGCGATTCGGCAGATGATTGATGATGAAATCAAAAGGGCAATCAGCAAATTCGCAGCAAGTTGAAGAGTCGCTGTTTGATGCGCTCTGGTCGGAGGCCGAGCGTCGGGCCTGGACTCTGCCGGAAACGCTCAAGGTCGCCGATTGGGCCGATGCGTTTCGCATCCTGGATGCGGAGACCAGCGCCGAACCAGGGCCCTATCAAACCAGCCGCACGCCGTATATGCGCGAGGTGATGAACGCCTTCTGCGATCCTGAGGTGACGGAAATCAGCGTAATGGCTTCGGCGCAGGTCGGCAAGAGCCGCAGCATCGAGAATATGATCGGTTGGGCGATAGACCGCGAACCGGGCCCGGCGCTCTATATCGTGCCCACCGAGGAGGCGGTCGAATACGTCGCCCAGAAGCGCATCAAAAATATGGTCACCGAATCGCCAATTCTGCGGCGTCATTGGCACGGTAAGCGGGCCCTCAAAGCGCATCATCATCGCTACGACACTATGGACCTGTTTTTTGGCTGGGCAGGTTCGCCCTCGGCGCTGGCGAGCCGGACGATACGATACCTCTTTCGCGACGAGCCGGATAAATATCCGGCGTTCACGGGACGCGGTGGCCCGCCGGCAGACCTCGCGGAGAAACGCACACAAGCCTTTTGGGACCGCAAGATCGTCAACGTCTGTACACCGACGAGCAAAACCGGCTTTATCGCCGCGCATTACGCCCAAAGTGATATGCGCAAGTATTACGTGCCTTGTCCGCGATGCGGAGAATATCAGGTCTGGGTGTTCACACAGCTAAAAGTACCGAAATCGCTTCGCGAGCCGGACGAAATCAAGGCATCGGCTGATGTATGGTACGAATGTGTCTATTGCGCGCACAAGATACGCGAGGCAGACAAGGAAGAATGTGTGGCGGCCGGCGTTTGGGTTCCGGAAGGCCAGACGATTGACGCCGATGGGAATATACACGGCCAGCCAGCGCGAAGCAAGCGGCATAGCGGCTACCACATAAGCGGCTTGTTGAGTCCATTCCCGGGCGCATCTTGGCCGAACATTATGGCCGATTGGTTTGCCGCAAGCAGCGAGGAAGGTAAAGCCCAGGGAAAAATCATCATTTTTTTCAACGAAACTCTTGGAGAACCGTTCGAAGAGACCGGCCTGCGCATAAAGCCGGAATCTCTAATCCAGTTGAAAGGCGGTTATAATAAGCGGACCGTCCCGGTCGAATGTAAACTACTCGTCGCTGGGGCCGATTATCACAAGAGCCGGGCGCGAGGCATTGTGCGAATTGATTACGAGATTCGCGGATTCGGGCCTGAGTTGCGCAATTGGGTTGTCGATTCTGGTTCATTGGCGAGCTTCGAGGAACTGGAACGTGACGTTTTGCAGCCGGCTTTGCCCTGGGCGGATGGGACGGATAATGAGAAGCGGCCCTGGTTGGCGGTTACAGCGCTGCTGATTGATTCGGGCTTTGAGCCTGATGATGTCTACGAGTTTTGTCTGCGCCATCCAGGTTTAGTTTTCCCGACGAAAGGCGAGCCCGGGCCGCGCTTACGACCGTTACAGGCATCCGACCTTGAGGTGGCCACCCAAAGACGGCTGAACCGTGCCAGGCGCCGTCATTTCCGGGGTCTGCAACTGTTAATCGTGGATACCTCATATTTCAAGAACCAAGTCACCTCGTGGGTGATGCCGGAGCGGGACCAGGACGGCAAGATCGTCTCAGAGGCGAAAACCCAGTTTTATGACGAGTTGCCGGAATATTATATGCGCGAATTCAGCAACGAGCAGAAGGTGAAAGTCCGGGATCGCAACGGTAATGTCCGCTATGCCTGGCGACCGGTTCGAAGCGGCGCACCGACCCATTCGCTTGATACTGCGGTTCTGGCCGCGGCCGCCGCGTATTATAAGGGCGTCTGGCGCTTGCGAGACCGTAATACTCCGGCGACGACAGCCAGGCCGGCAGCGCGAAAGCGAAAAATCAAATTGTCCGAATTGCAGGCCGCAAAACGGGGGCTGCTATGACGGCTGGTGGAAAGAAACCAAAAAGCGAAGAATCGCCGCCGAAGGGAATCAGATGCCCTCGCTGCGGCTGCCCCGATTTCCGGGACGAATTGGGGACGAATTGGGCCGGCCGTGGAGAGTGCTCAAGACCGTTAGCCTGCCAGGCGCGATACGCCGCTATAGGATATGCAGATATTGCGGCAAGCGGATTCGGACCAAAGAAATTAGAGGTTGACAACGCTGAGCGAGCGTTTATCGTAGCGGCGATGAGTCGCGCGACCGTAGAATCAAACAAGACAGCAAAAGGGCCGGTGCCTGGCACAACCTACGTGCGGTCGCGTGCGTGCTGGGGCCGGTCTTTTTTTGTGAGGGTCTGAACAATAAGCCCCGAGAAAAACGCTAAAGCGAATGAGCACGGTACGATATGGTCGCAGATGGAGCTTGCGCGGCGTTTGGCAGACGAAACAGCAGATTCTTGTAAAGAACTGCCCGATGTTCAAAAGTTGAGTGCTCGCAATCAGCAGCTAACGCTACTCTACAACTACGTTTATGTTGCCTTCGCCAATGCTGCCCAGATTGCAAAGATGAGCCGTGCGCAGAACTCAACAGAACCTCGGATATTCGTGGCCACCTGGTCATATTTGGCAGAGTTTTTGAAACGCTCCAAGAAAATCCTAAAAGACGATCCTGACCTTATCGAAAGTTGGCCCAGGAGAGCTACGACTTTCGGACCGGACGCAGGATTATCGGCGTTGGTTGTGGCGATGCGATTTTCAGAGCGAATAGAAACGGCTGTGGCCGTTGCAAAAGCACGGGCTTTAGGTGCGGGAATACGGCGCCGGCAAGCTCTGGAGACGAAAACCGACGGGGATAAGGCCCGCAAGTGGCGGGATATGACAATCCAAGAGTTGAATAGCAAGACACTGCCTCCTGTTGCAGATTGGCCGGTGTCGGAAATCCACAAAGATACTACGCGCATATCCACCCAAATAACGGAAGAACACCAACGGGCTATTCAAGAAAGATAGAAAACAGACATTTCGCGCCTTACAACGGGAGTTACCCCCGCAGGTTGAATGGCCGCTGTGGAGAAGCCGGACTGAAAGCCAAAGTCTTTGCGATAAACTTTGGCGGGAGTATCAACAGGTCATTGGCGAGGGCAAAGGCTCAGCGGCGCAGGTCGGCGGTGAGCAAATACGCCCAGCGGTTGAGTGGATCACTGTAACCGAAGCTGCAAGAATATTGGGGGTTCACCCTAGGACGGTTTCGCGTTGGGCGGACTGGGGAAAAATAATCAGCAATGGTCACGAGGGCAAGAAGCGGCGCTTGAACAAAATGTCCGTCTTGCGGCTAAAGATTGAGCGGGACGAACCGGATTAAACCGGATTTTTCAAAAAATTTGCACCCCTAATATTAGCCCAAAAAGGCCGATTTTCGCCCCAACAGCGGATAATCCAGCTATCCGGTTTGTGCCTAAAAGGGCGCAAAATCTGCACCTATTCTCGTGAGGTTCTGCGAAAAATACGCGATTCTGTCCATCTCTCTCCATCTGCCAAAATCGTAACAGCCCGCGAAACCGTCCTTAGAAGTCCTTCTACAGCCTTTCCGTCTCCACCAAAGAGGAATTCGATCGCTGGGAATCTGAGCAACAGTGCAAATGAGGCGTATGAGCCGGCGATTCCCACGACCGTTTTCTCCGGTGCGCGGAGAAAAAACCGGAGAAAACTCGTAGAAAAATTTCACTTCTTCCCAACCGTCTAAATGCTTGTCTCGGCGGTGTTTATGGCGGGGGTTAGCCTGGGTAATCCCCTTTTTTCCATTTTGTCCGCTGTTTCTCCGTGCCCAGACCCAACTAAAAACGGCTCACATTTCCTGGGGGAGCACAAATGGGTGGGAAGACAACAGGTAAAGGCGGCGCGAGCGAGGCATTGGGGCAGCCATTGCTGCTGACGCGCAAGGCTGTTGCACGGCTGCTTTCCCGCTCGGCCAAATCTATCACCAGGATGGATGCGGCGGGTCAATTGCCCCGACCGGTGCGGGTGGGGGGCAGCGTGCTATGGAGGCGGCGGGACATCGAACGGTGGATCGAGCAGGGTTGTCCTGAGCGACAGACTTTTGAGGCTATGCGAGTAGATTGCAATACGATTGCAATGTAGTTGCAATGCAGTTGCAATACAAACGAAACAAAAAAGCCGCCCGAACGAGGCCCAAAGCGGAATTTTTTCGCAGTGAAGATTTGGTTTGGTCTATATATGTACCTTTTTTGGCAAAGGCGGCAATTCTTCGGCATTTTTTCTGGACAAATCCCGCCGGATAAGCATCTTTAACTAAAACACAATTGGGGTGGTATAGGCTAACGCGCCGTAGCGAACCGGGAATCCGGGCGGCGCGTTTTTTTATTGCTTTGCGAATATGGGGCAATACGACTTGATAATCGCTGCACTTGATACTGCAATCGAAAATTGGGCAGGCAAACCGGTTTCGCTTTCAATTGGCGGTCGCAGCATCACTTATCGTGCGTTGAGCGAACTTATAGCCGCACGGAGATATTACGCCGGCCTGAACGCCACCGGACGCGGATTCAAAATCACGAACCTCAAGGCGGGGGGGCCTCGATAGATATGGCCAAAGCCAAAAAACAGTCTAAGCAACCGACGATAATTCGCTTGTCAGACCAGCCGCGATTTCGATGGCGAAGCTACGATGCGGCGGCCACTACGCGGCACACCGAAAACCACTGGCTTTACGCCGACGGACGCGACGCAGACAGCCTTATCAGGGCCGATCTGGCGACCCTGCGCAATCGGGCGAGATATGAAATCCGCAACAATTGTTACGCGAAAGGCATCGTTGAGACGAAGGCGAATGACATAGTCGGCACGGGGCCTCGGCTGCAAGTGCTCAGCGATGACCCCGGTTTTAATCGTCGAGTCGAAGACTTATTCGGCTTGTGGGCCGAAGACTGCGATATTGAGGGCCGACTGAAATTCAATGAGATTCTGCGTCTCGTCGGCAGCCTGCAACAAGACGAAAGCGGCGAGGCATTCGTCATCCTGGAGAACAAGCGCCCGAGGGCACATTGGCTGAACTTTCGGGCGAACCGACCGGACGTATCTCTGCGCTTGCGGGTAGTCGAGCCCGATCGCATAGCGAGTCCCGGCTTGTTCGACCGGGACAATGTCCGGGACGGAATCGAATACGATGAGGACGGTCGGCCGGCGCGCTACTACGTGCTCAAGGCCCACCCCGGCTCAGACCGGATCGATATTGTCGGCGCTTACGAGTATAACATCGTAGATGCCAACCACGTAATCCACCTCTACCGACAAGACCGGCCTGGGCAATCACGTGGTGTGCCGTGGATAACGCCGGCGATCCCGCTTTTTGCCCAATTGCGGCGCTTCACGTTAGCGACGGTCTCGGCGGCGGAAACGGCCGCAAACATATCGGCGACGATCGAGTCCGACCCCACCGGAGCGGAATGGGAGGATGAAATCGACGTGATGGATGAGGTCGAGATCGCGCGCAATGCGATGCTTACCCTACCGCCCGGGCGCCGGATGAATCAGTTCAAACCGGAGCAACCCAGCAGCACGTACAGTGATTTCAAGCGGGAGCTAATCAACGAGATCGCCCGCTGTCTGAATATGCCGTTCAACGTCGCCGCCGCGAACAGCGCCGACTATAACTATGCCTCTGGCCGGCTCGACTGGCAGATATATTTCCGTTTCATCCGTACCGTGCGCGCGTGGCTGGAGGAACATTTCCTTGATCGCGTGTTTTTCGCCTGGCTGCGTGAGGCTCAGCTTATCCGCTCGATGCAATTACCGCCGATAGATACTGACCGGCTGATGATCCAATGGTTTTGGCCTGGCGCTGAACACGTCGATCCGGTCAAGGAGGCGGTGGCCCAAAAGACTCGCCTGACGAATCTGACTACTACGTTAGCGGCTGAGTATGCGGCCCAGGGCAGGGATTACGAGCGCGAATTGAGGCAGTTGGCGAAGGAGCGCGAACTGCTCAAGGAACTCGGCCTGCCGGAACCTGCGGCAACGAAGGGCGGCCAGAATCTACCAAATGTAGCGAAAGGATAGTCTATGCCCTACCCCAACGAACACAGTTGCAGATTAGAAGACCCAGACAAATACGACCGTTTTGCGCGAAAGAATTGTGCGCAGAAATCCGACGGCAAGTGCATCGACGTTATCTACGGCATCAAGGGCGGCAAATCAGAGATTCAGGCACTGCGATACCCGAAATCGGTCTGGACGGAATCGGCGGCGCGGACTCACTGCAAACTCCACAAAGGTTTCTTTGAGCCAGCTGCCAAAAAGAATGGCAGAAATTTCTACGACGGATTCGACACGGAAACAATCCCGCGATTCCAATCCGACCTTACCGTCCGGGCCTATCAGATTGACTTGAAAACCCTCGACGAAGAAAACCGCTCCATCGAAGCGGTTATTGCCACCGAATCGCGCATCGCAGTCTTTGATTTGTCAAGTTGGCGGGTCATCGACGAGATAGTTTTGCTGGGCGGATTGCGGATGCCAAAAAACGGCCAGGTTCCCCTTCTTGATTCCCACGATCGGACGAGCGTCCAGAAGCAATACGGTTCTACGCGGGATTTCCGCGTTGAAGGCAACAAGCTCATTGCCCGCAACTATTACAGCAAATCACCGGTAGCCGAACACGCCTGGACATTAACGCGCGAGGGACATCTGACGGATAATTCCATCGGCTATCGCATTTACCAATCGAAGATTGTCGAGCGTGGAGAACAACTTGAATACGCAGGCCGCACTTTCAAGGCCACAAAGGCGCGAGACCTGCGGATCGTTACCGATTGGGAAATCGTCGAAAACAGCGTGCTGCCTATCGGCGCCGACAGGCAGGCGAAAATGAGAGAAGACAGGTTGATTAACTCAAAAAGAAAGGAAAGCACTATGGATTTCGAAAAATGGTTGGAACAGCGTGGCCTTGTGCCGGCCGAGCTCGGCGACGAGGAGCGCGAGAAGCTCCGGGCCGAATTCGACGCAGAGACCACTGGACAGCAGACCAATGGGGGGGATGCTGTCCCGGCTCAGCGCAAAGATGCGGCAGACCAGCCGGACGAGGCCGCCACACAGGCGAAACGAAATGAGTCGACAATCGACCCAGAGAAAGTGGCGCAGGATGCCGTCCGCAAGGAGCGCGAGCGCGTGAACGCGATCCGGGAATTGGCCGGCGACGATGTAGAGCCGGAAGTCATCGAGCGCTGCATCAGCGAGGGCCTGACAGTCGACGAGGCCCGGGCCGAGGTTCTCAAGGCTATCCGGCGCAATCGACCGAAAGTCAGTGTGCCGGGGGGCATTGTACGCGAGGGGATAACCGAGCGCACGGTGCTTGAGGACGCTATTCTCTTGCGCGCGGGGATGGAAGATGCCATTCTGGAGGACAAGCAAAACGGTGAGCAGCGGGCCGAAAAGGCAGACCGTTATCGCGATATGTCCCTCATCGACATCTGCCGTCACGCGCTCCAATTGGACGGCAGGGATGTGCCGACAGGCCGTGAGGACTTGATTCGGGCGGCCTTCTCGACGACAAGCCTGCCGATTATCCTCGGCAACGTTGCCAACAAGAGTATGCTTCGCGGGTATAACTATCCCGACGAGACCTGGCGGCAATGGTGCGTTATCGGCTCGGTGACGGACTTCAAGACGCAGACCAGGGCACGACTGACGGATACGGGCGAACTCGAAGAGGTCGGAGCCGGCGGAGAAGTCAAGCACGGCGGGGCCGAAGAGGAATACGAGCAGTTCAGCGTCTCGACATACGCCAAGCAGTTCGCCGTGACGCGCCGGGACATCATCAACGATGACCTGCGTGCCTTGACGCGCATCCCGCAGAAATGGGGCACGGTCGCCAAGCGCAAAATTGCCGACTTGGTTTATGCGCATCTGTTGGCGAACGGCGCTATGCAAGACGGCACGGCTCTTTTCCACGCGGATCATAGCAATCTGAATACAAGCAACGGTCTGTCGTATGCGAATCTAAGTACGGCGAAAATCGCCTTCTACAAGCAGACCGACAAAACAGGCCGGTCGATCGCTGTAGACCCTGCATATCTGCTCGTGCCACCCGACCTTGAGGCGACGGCGAAGGAAATCCTCCAATCGGATTACCTGATTATGGCCGGGTCCACTGACAGCACGAGGCCGTCGAAAAACATACATAAAGGGACGCTGCAGCTGGTGATGGAGCGGCGGTTAAGCAATGCGAACTTCACTGGCTATTCGACGACGACCTGGTATCTGGTCGCCGACCCCAACGTGGCCGACACCCTTGAAGTGGCATTCCTGAACGGCCGACAGCAGCCGACGCTCGAGCGCTTCAACCCAGGGCCCGACGTGCTTGGTGTGATTTACCGCATCTATCACGACGTCGGCGTCAAGGCCCTCGATTTCCGCACGATGCAGAAGAATACGGCGTAACGGGAGCATAAGAATGAACGAGCAACCCAAAACGAAAAATGTCAAGTGCCCCTGCGGGCAAGATAACGAATTGGTCAAGACTGCCGACGGTTGGGTTCTGGATGCAGCGCGACACGGCTGCAGTGCGCCTGGCGATAGATGTTTCAATTGCCACGCGCCGCTCGCGATAGAGCCGGAACCTGTGAAATCGCCGGCACCAAAGGCAGTTCAAACGACAAAGAGCAAAAAGAAATCCAAAAGTAGGAGCTAAGCTATGAACACTGAAGCTATGAATTACCAGACGGGTAATTATCTGGATTACACGCCCGCTGCGGCCCGTACCGCTGGGCAGGTAGTTCAGGTAGGCGGTCGAGCTGGCATTTGCACGACGGATTTGGCCGCCAGCGAGAAAGGGGCGGTCCAGGTCAAGGGCATCATCAAGATCGTCAAGGCCCAGGTGGCCGGCAATGCGGGTGACCCTGTCGGCTGGGATGAGGACGGCGATCCCTACGGTGGTGTCGCCGGTTCTGGCGCCTTGACGACCATTCTGACGGACGCTGATTTCCTTGTTGGTTCGCTTGTCGCCGCTGCTGCTGCAACCGACGAGACGGCCCTGGTTGCGCTCAACGAATTTGTCCCGACGCAGCCGACGTTCGACGGTTTCACTTTCGAGACCGTCAGTGCCAACAAGACGCTGGATGCCCAGGATTGCGGCAAAGCCTTCATCGTGACCGCCGATGCCAAGACGATTACGCTGCCAGCTACGGCTTCGGGCCTCGGCCCGATCGCGATTATCAACGGCGGCGCCGACGGTACCGTCGGAATCAACGTCAGCCCGAACTCCAACGACAAGATTATGGGACCGGATATAGCGGGCACCGACAACAAGGACCTGATCAACACAAAAGCGACGGCCGTTCACTGGGACTATGTGATTATACGTCCGGATGTCGCTGGCAATGGCTGGAGCATCGACGCTATGCGCGGTACCTGGGAGACCGAGACGTAATTGGTCCTGACAACAGCCGCTACGGCGCGGGGCCGGTTGCGTTTGCGCCGGCCTCGCCTTCAAAAATCGCAATCAGAAGATATGAAAGGGCGGGATAATGGGGTTTCCAGTCCAAACGTACAGCGAGCGTGGGCTGCGACGGCTCACTCTGCGATGGCTCACTATCGCGATAGTCTGCATTATTCTGGCGGGTACAAGTATCGCGTTGACGACCAGGCCGGTCGGCCCCGGCACGACTACCGGTTGGGTGACGTGGCGGACGGTGAAAACAACGGAAGACACCCAGCTGACGGGCAGCACCCAAAAGAACGCGCCCGATATAACCGCCGACGGCACAGTGTATTTCCAATTGCCGGTCGGCGCAGTCCAGGTGGCCTTTATCGGTTCTTTGGCAGCGAACAAGACTTTAAGTTGGACGATCTGGGCGTACAAGAGCGGCAGCAGTCCTGCCGAGTATGTCGCCCACGGCACCGCCGTAACCGGTGCGACGCAAACCGGGACTGCCGGTCGATACTATTGCGATACCATCACAATCACCGACCAGCAATGGTACCAGCCTGTCAGCGTCATCAACGGCGCACCGGATGCAATAGTCAGCGGTGGAGGCATTGCGAAACTCGTTTTTGATTCGTGCGAATACCAGTTTTTCACAATCGTGATTCGTGACATTGGCGGTGGTGGCGCAGAAGCTACCAGTGCAGGCGCGTTGATAAGCAATTTCAATTAGAGGTGCGAAAATGAAAACGCGACTATTGTGCATCTTGTTCTTGCTGCTTCCACCCGGCCTCGTGCGGGCCGATTTGAATTTGCGGGGACGATACGATTTTACGCGCAAGGCCAGGACGGCGACATACGTGGTGGCGGCCTCGAATGCACCGGCACACGTCAAGGCTCAGGCGGATTATGTATGTGACGGCACAGCCGACGAGAAAGAGATTCAAGCGGCAGTGGACGCGATTAGCAGCGAGGGCGGCGAGATTTACCTGCACGGTGTCTTCTTCCTCGATGATAACATCCTCGTCGAAGACAAGCCGATTGTGTTTAGAGGGGCTGGAGTCAACTGGTACTGGAGCGGATACCCTGGAGACAACTACGTCGGGACAATGATTGTGCCGAGCGAGAGCAACACTGGCAGCGGGGCGTCGTCGCTGTTTGTGTACCATAGCACCAATCCAGGGACGTCCGGGATGTACTTCGGGGGGTTATACGAGATAGGTTTTTGCGGCCAGCCATCCTACCAGTCTTATGTAGGGGTGGGCAGTATCGCGGTGGACATTTCAAGCGAAGGCGATTTCTGCATTTACCACTGCGGGTTTTTCTACCTGCCGTATGAGTACCCGATAAAGCTGAACTGTCACGGAGCCTGGATTCAGAACTGCGATATTGAAGACTGTGCCTCGGCGACAGGGGCCCTCTACCTGAGTGATTACCGGAACTGGGTTGTGAACTGCTACTTTCGCGGTAACAAGCAAGACATCTACGCGGTCGCGTCGGAGCATTTCATCATCAACTGCCGGTTCTCGGATACGAGAAGGACTCAGTTATACTTACAAACACCCGTCGAGATGATTATATCGAATTGTTTTTTCAACACCTGGAACCAGGATAACGGGGCTTACGGGGCGATTGAGTTTCAGGCGGGTGGTGCACGTAGGGTGATAATTTCCAACTGCTACTTTAGCTTTACGAACACGAATGGAAAGCCCGCCATTTGGGATAACGGCCAAGCTGTCTCGAATATTTCGATAGCTAACAATATCTTCTACAACCGGGCGTCGGGGCAGCGGGCGATTACCCTAACCGGCGCGGTCGCCCCAACCTCGGTGAGAGGAAACGTGAACGACGACGAGACGGTTACGGGTACGGTTACGCTCCAGCAATTTAGCACGTCTTACCTTGATTCATCCGGCGGGGCGGTGACGGCAACATTACCAGACGGTCTTATGCCAGGGGACATCAAAGTTATCCGGATGAGCGATGCGACGAATTCTTCGACCGTCACCGTGACACATCACAAAACGAGCGACCCCGAAGTCGGAACGTTCGACGCCACGACGGATTATTGGATTTTGGCGTGGTCTGGCGATGAGTGGGTAACGATAGATGCGACTTGTAGCTTTTAATTAGGAATCGAACTGGAGTTAAACGGTGGCGAGCATAAAGACCCAATATGATTCAGCGGCCAACATAACTATCACGCTGGCATCGCTTGCGGATGATGGCAAGCGCGAATCGAACGCGATCGACAATATGACGAACCTTTACCTTGACGCTCTCGTCCAACTGAAAATAAAGACCGGTGCGACCGTCAGCGGCGACAAACAAATACGCGTCTATGCTTACGGCACTGCCGATTCGTCTGGCTTGGGCTACAGCGGCGGCGCATCAGGTAGCGATTCAGCTTTTTCGGGCACGCTGGACAATACGAAGCTGATAGGGATTATCAGCACGCCGGCGGCGGCGACAAGTTACGAATCGGATGTTATGGACGTCGCCGCTGCATTCGGGGGCGTTCTACCTCCAGCTTGGGGTATTATCGTCGAGAACAAAACCGGATCGGCCCTGGATTCGACCGAGGCTAATCACACCAAGAAATACGTGGGCGTTCTGGCACAGTCGGTATAGCGATGCTTTTTGTTACTGATTACAAGCTAAAACCACCGTTGGCAGGGCTGCTGCAACTCGGTCATCCGCTTACGAAGGAGTTGATCGCCTGTTGGCCGTTTAACGACAGGAGCGGTCTTACCGCACACGACGCAAGTGGCTGGCGAAATAACGGCAGTTTGAATGGTGGCAGCACTTGGAAACCTTCACGGTTCGGTTTAGGCATAGAATTCGCGACTGATGGCTATGTCGATTGTGGAGGACCGGACCCCTGGAACACAATCGGCGACGTAACGGTCAGTCTTTGGGTGAAGGATGCCGGGACGGGCATTGCTGGATGGATCTTCAACAAGTTCTATTCTACTGCCGATGCCTGGGGCCTCTACAAAAGCGCCGCCAATTATCTTGGCATCTACGATGATATTGATAATGCGGACACAGGCCGGTACTACACGGCCATCGAGCCGGGCCGGTGGTATCACGTTGTCGCCAGTATGAGAAACTTGGAAAATAGGCTTTATCTCAATGGGGTTTTGATAGGTTCCGGGGGATATTCGGCGGACAACTGGTCAAGTTTTGGCGGGAATTTCTATATTGCGGCAAGGGGTAATGGGTCCACTTTTTACGACGGCGTCATTGACCATCTGATGATCTGGAGGCGCGCTTTATCCGACGCTGAAGTGGCCTGGCTTTACCGCGAGCCCTTCGCAATGTTCGCGAGACCAAGCAGGATTTCTCTCGTCGAAATTTTTGCCCCGACGGCGCTTCGTGTTTTCGATTTAGAAACGGCGGTTGGCCGAAAGCTGTCGGTTACTGCTGAAGTCGAACCCAAGTTAGGCTGCAAAATAACCGCTATTCCCAATTAGAATAACTACAAAATGACCATCAATATAAATATCGACACAGATACATTAGTCAAATGTACAGAACTCAGAGACGCTGAGACAGGCAATTACATCAACGATGCCACCGTCTCGATGACTCTGTACAGGCGGCTTGGCCGGCCCAAGCTCGCGATTCTGACGCCGAACGCTGTAGCAACGGCCGGAACCTGGACGCTCACCTACAGCGGAGAAACGACGGGTGCAATTCCCTATGATGCGGACTTGTGGCGGATTCAATCAGAGCTCGAAGCGCTCAATAACGTGACTACCGGCGACGTGGCCGTAAGCGGTCAACCGCTCGACGAGGGCACCAATGGTTTGAAATTTACGTGGGCCGAAACGTTCGTTGATGCACCTTCGTTCGATTTCGATTTTTCAAATCTGACCGGGCCGACAAACGCCAATTCAACCCTGGTCATCAAGACGCGTAATCTATTCCGGGGCGATGTCGTAAACAAAGGGGGCGTGCCGAACAAGGTGGGAATCCCGGTTATAGCTCACGAGGTCTCGGCCGGCGACCACATCCGAATCGAGGGAACGAAGAATTATGACGGCACATATACGGTCGATGCAACGACGAGCGAAGATGAAATCGTCGTCGAATCCGCATACACGGCCGAAACTATGAGCGGGCGCGAATCGTTACTTGTCGGCATCGAAAACGGCATAGACATCACGTTAACCAGTGACGGCGAAGGCACAGGCGGATATTCAGGCATCTTGCCCGATACGCTAAAAGGAATTATCGAATATGCCGAAGTCGAAACCAGCCGCGGTACGAATACGATAGGGACCTACGAGTTGTACATCATTATTACGAAAGACACGACAAAGCGCACAGATAGGATTGATGCGCACGCAGTGTATCTCGACGGAGATTAGCGTCAAAACAAACAGCGACTGACAAAACAAATTGAAGGCAGAAGTTAACGCGCCGTAGCGGGCCGGGAGTCCGGGCGGCGCGTTTTTGTTTGCAGGGCGTATATGACAAGCGAATTCGACACATTACTGGCCAACAGCGCATCGGATTTTACCGATACCTTCGGGGAGACCGTCACCTATTATCCGGCCAGTGGAGGCAGCCGCGAGATTACTGCGGTCGTAAAGCGACAACCGCCAGAAATCCTTGAAGGGTCGATCCGGGGACATTCTCCGGTCCTTATCGTGTTCGTCGAAAATGACGCGACGACAGGTATTGCGAGCACGGAAATAGACATCGGAGGTGACGAAATCCAGGTACCACTGCGCGTCGGGGATACGCCCTCGCGCAGACGGATCACCCAAATCCGAAACCAAGATGCCGGAATGCTCGAATTGGAACTGCGATAATGCCGGTGCAAGTAGACATAAAATTCGATAAGCACAAGCTGGCGGACATACGACGGCGCCTGAGCGAGGTGCCGAAGGCCGCACCAGGAGTAATGTCGCGTGCGATTAACCGCACGGCTACGACGATACGCGCTGCGCTGGTGAAGCGCTTGATGGGCACGGTCAAGCTCAGGGCAAAGACGATTCGAAGCCACATCAAAATCAGCAAGGCAACGCGCAGGCGCCTCAAGGCGGTAATCAGCATCTTCGGCCGGCGCATTCCGCTCATTGATTACCGTGGCGCCCGACAAATCAAAAAGGGTGTTTCATTTACGATTTCGACAAGCGTTAGCTCTGTAATCACGACGCGAGGCGGCGATGTGATTGCGCGAGTTGGCGCCGGCCGTCAGCGAATCACGGGGCCGCCGGCACCTTTCATTACTACTGTTCGGGGACATCGTGGCATTTTCCGCCGCAAGACTGAAGAGACGAAACGCCTTCCAATCGTCGAGCTATACGGTCCTGGTCTCGGCGAAATTTATGCGCAGCTTGACCCGCGAGCCAAGCGAGTGAACACAGAAGCGACAAACGCGCTGCGAAAGAACATCAAGAGTCAGATTGATTACGTGTTGAGCAAACACGGACTGAAATGAGTACGCCGATAGTTGAACATATTGCAGCGAACATCGCAACCGCAATCGGCCAGGTAACGGTCGCGAACGGCTTCAACCAGGACCTCGTTGCGATTCGCCCGAAACGACTCGACTATGGGCAGGATTTGACGCCCCGAGACGGGCACGTGCTGGTGATGCAGGGCGCCGAGGCCAAAGAGACCAGGCCGACCGGCGGCGAAAGTTGGGCGCAGACGTTCATATTGTGGGCCCTGGTTCTCGATAGTGACCAGGCCACGAATTCGATAGATACCCGAATCAACCAGGTCCGCGCCGACATCCACAAAAAGCTGATGGAAGACCCGCAACGCGGCGGTTATGCCCTCGATACGGAATTGGTCGGCAGCGACATTATCAGCGACGGTCGAGGCTTTTCCGGCATCGCCTTAGAGATAACGGTGCATTATCGCACGAAAGATGATGACCCATATACGCAGATATGATGACCCATATACACAGATATAAGGAGTATTGAAATGTTGCTTACTCGTAAAAAAGTTGTTCAGGTGAAGCTGGAGGCCACGAAAGGCACGGCCGAAACTACCGGCTTCACTGATGTACTTGTGTTCGACCCTGAAATCCGACCGACCGCGCCTTTTGAGCCTCGGCGAGGGTCGGGTAATTACCTCGGTAACGCAGTGGCCGGCATCGTCGGCGAAAGAACCGGAACATTCACGTGCTCAGCCGAGCTGCGCGGGAATGGCACAGATGGAATGGACGAGGGCCTGGCGATTCTGCTTCAGGGTTGCGGGCTGAAGAATAGCTCCGAGACATACGCCCCAAGTTCGGATGTAAGTGACCATAAATCCGTCACGATTCGCGTCTACGAGGACGGTATCTGTAAGACCATTTACGGGGCGATGGGGAATGTAACCCTGGAGAGCGCATCAGCCCGGCGCATTATCTGCAATTTCGATTTTCAGGGTATTTGGATGTCGCCTGCGGATATGGCTTTGCCTGCGTTCTCGCCCGGCAGCGAACCTCCCCCATTGCTAATCGGCGCGACGTTTACAATCGGTGGCACAGCCCGGAAAGTCAGCCGGTTTACGATCGACCTCGGCGCCAGCATAAAACTCCGTGAAGATATGACCACTACCAGCGGAATCGCTCACGCCGAAATAGTGGACTACGAACCGACTTTCGGCTGCGACCTGGAGGCCGAGCAGGTCGCCATTTACGACATCAATGGGATATGGCTTGCGGGCACGGAGGCTGCCCTGAGCATCGTTGTCGGCAGCGGGGCTGGCAAGGAGATAACTATCTCGGCGCCCAAGTTGCAATACCGGGAGATACCAGAAGGCGACCGCGATGGGATACTCATCTACGATGTCACCGGACAACTCAATAATAACAGCGGCGACGATGCAATCTCGATTGCCGTTGCGACCTCATAAAGGAGATACACCAAATAAAGGAGATACACCAATGAATATATCAATGGCAGGCATAACGCAAATCCGCAAGGCCGTTACGAAGCATCGGGGCGGCCTCAAAAATGCCACAGACGACCAGATATTGACGATCTGGCGGTCGTTGGACGACGAGACACAGAAGAAATACCTGGAGAAAGTCAAAGATGCCGCTGGCGACAAATCCAAACGCAAAATTTGAATTGAGCCTGACAAGCGACGCCGATCGCCCGGAGGCCGAGCGGCCGGTATTCATCTACCACTATTTGACCGGCTTGCAACAGATGGAACTCGCGGACTTGCTCGACCGACTGGAGCAATCGTCGAGCGGTTCGGAGGCAATCAAGCGCATTTTCGAGGCCGCAGCAACTGGACTGGTCGATTGGAAGAACATCCGAGACCGGGACGGCAACCCGATACCTTTCGATCCGCAGCGCTTGCCTGAAGTGATGAGTATGCAAGAGGCGATGGAATTGGCACAACAGCTATATGCGGGCCAGTATCCGACATTAGAGGACAAAAAAAAATCCGAGTCGGCGTCGCTCTCAAGTACGGGCAACTCTGCAAACAATGCAGAGGAATAAAAAGATGCAAGGACGTACCGGACAAGATGCAACCGATTCAAATGGATTGCCTCAATTGCAACGGCGCCGGATGCGAGCAGTGCGATGGCAAGGGATATTTAGACGTAACTATGTGCCCACAGCAATACGTGACGCGCGACGTCTGGCAGGTCATCGAGTATGCGGCGTTATACGAGAAGGGACTGCCTCCGGTTATGGGCGGAGTGCTCGACCAGGCACAGATTTTTCTGGCGGCGTGTCAATTTATATGGGCGGAAGAAAGATATTGGAAGAGTAAATTGGGGATTCTGAACTGAAATGGCAGCAACAAGAAATACGGTCAACGTTGCTATCAAGGCCAGGGATGATGCGAGCAAGAAATTCAAACTGATTGGCTCGAGCGCCTTGTCTATGGGGTCGATGATTCGCAAGGCTGCTGCGATGGCAGCGGTGTATTTTTCGGCGCGAGCCGTCAAGAATTTCGTCCAGGAATCCCTTGCGGCCTTTGGTCGCCAAGAACAAGCGGTGCAGTCGCTTGTCGATGCCTATGCGCTTATCGGCCAAGCGACGACCGAGAACGTTCGCGATATGCAGGAATGGGCCGGGGAAATCCAGAAAATTACGACGCTCGGCGACGAGCAGGTCCTCGAACTTGCGGCGATGGGCGCGGCAATGGGCAAGCTGCACGGCGAAATGCTCAAGAAGGGCGTTAAAGCGGCGATCGGTCTTTCAAAAGCATACAAGATAGAACTTGCCGGCGCGATGCGATTGGTGGCTCGTGCCGCAGTCGGTGATACAAGCACCCTGACTCGCTATGGCATCAAACTCGAAGAGGGCCTCGATGCCCAGCAGAAATTCAACAAGGTATTAGAAATAGGGGCGCGCAACTTCAAGCTGGCCGAGGGCGAGACGAAAACCTATGTCGGCACCGTCACACAAATGCGAAATGTTCTCGGGGACATCAAAGAGGAGATCGGCGCAGCCCTTATGCCGGTCTTCAAGGACTGGGCCGAGCGAGTAAAGCAATGGGCGATAGACAATAAAGAACAAATCGGGATATGGGCGCAAAAAGCCATAGCATATATGGGGCTGATTAAGGATGTATTTGTCGCCTTTATCGACTACCTCAAAATTGATTGGAAATCCGGTCTATCTTTTGCGCTGGACGCGGCAACTGAGCTAATGATCGGTTTTGCCCGAAGTATGAAGATACTTGGCCAGATGGCTGCCGATAAATGGCTTGGTGGATTCCGGGATTCGGCGGCAATGATTTGGCCAAAGGCATTTTGGCTCGCATTTAAGGAAAAGTGGGGGTTCGACTCATCAAGTCGGTTTGCGGCCCCAATTGATTACCGCGCAGAACTTGAACTAATACGAGCCCAGACCTTCGCCAAAATACGTAGGTTGATGCCCGAAGATTTGGCAAAAAAAGCCGACGAAGCCTTTGCCAAACTTGAAGCCAGGCTTGCCGCAATTGCCGGAGGCCCGCGAGTGCCAAGCGCACCAGGCGAGGCGCCAGGTGGCGCAGCAGGTGGCGTAGCCGATGCTATTCAGCAATTGGTTGCGAGTGTCAAGCGGACGTTGCATCCCATAGAGGCGCGCTTTCTCACCTTTGCGCCCGGGCGCGAATTTGATTTGACCCAGAAAATGGCGCGGAACGCCGAACGGCAAACGAAGCTCCAGGAAAAAATGAAAGATTCTCTGACTGCCCTTGAGATGGCCTGGGAAAGATTGGAAGGCCGGTTCAAGGTCGCGCCGGCAATAATGCCCGAATTGGCAATTACCGCGTTTAGCTAATGCGGTTACGAGAGTAATGCAATATGAGCGTAGTGGACGTAAAAGAGGATTGGTCGGCCAGAACGGTCGAAGAAGAGCCGGGCCGAATAATCGCCGTGCGCGTCTTCACCGTTCTTTTCGACGAAGAAGACGATCCGGCCGCCCGTCCTCTTCTGGCCCGTAGTGCACCAGGCATACCTCGGCCCTGGGCAAGTCACCCATATCACCGATGGATGACGGTGCAGGCAAAGCACGTCGAAACGATAAGCCCGATCCTGTACAAGGTGACCGTTACCTACAAGGCGGAAACCAAGTCAAAGACAGGCCGGGACGATACGCCCGTATCACCCCTTGCAATGCCGCCGGAAGAGAATTGGTATTTCGCCACTACGAACGAGCCGATAGACAGGGACATTGAAGGCAATCCTCTGACCAATTCGGCCGGAGAATCATTTGACCCGCCGCTGACGCGCGAGTTTCACGACCTCGTCGGGCGAATCATCAAGAATCAGGTCGCGTACAATCCAGTGATGGCATACGAATATATCGGCTCTATCAACAGCGATTCTTTTCGGGGCTTTCCACCTGAAACGGTTCTTTGCCGGGTTTTCACGGGCGACGAGGTTTATACGCCGTATATGAAGTATTATAGAGTGACATACGAATTTCAGGTGCGCTTCGATGGCTGGAAGCGCCGGGTGCTGGACCAGGGTTTCCGGGAATACGTGGGCACGGGTGCGGATGGCGCGCCTCTTTATAAACAATTCACTGACAACGAAGGCAATCCGCTGACCGAGCCGACTTTGCTCGACGGGAATGGCAAGAAATTGGATGACGGGGCAAGCGCCGTTTTTCTTGAATTCGATGTTCGGCGCAAATTGCCTTTCAGTAAATTGGGGTTAGGCTAATTGTGGCTACTGGATACATATTGTCGGAGAGGGACGCCGAAAGGCTGGAGCGGCTACTGCGGCGGATGGAACGTTATGCACCGCCGGAATACCTGCGCAGGCGCCGACAAGCCGGCGGCGGACTCACCAAGCGTTATGCCCGCATAGTCCGGGGCCTAAGAAGAGCCGACCCCACGACAGACCCCCCCACCGAAGCACATACCGCGTACAAAATCAAGCTGCTGAGCGAGGCGGCCTACGACGATTGGTCGGCAACGCACGGCGAATACAAGACCGGTGATAAGGTAACCCACAAGGGCATTGATTACCAATGCACTAAGGGACATATCTCACACGATTCACGCAGCCCCACTAACGAGACGTACTGGACGATTCTGAATCCCGACGCCTATGTTTTCGGCTATCAATACAACAATGATTTGACTCAAACCACCCCCTGGCTTCAGGCGAACGACATTGTCGAGGTGATAAAACACGACAGTCTCCCGAAACCCAATGATTGGTACATCGTAGCGACGGTCGGCAAGGTCGAAAAACACGACGAGGAAAAGCTCTTAACCTCGTTGCAATGGAACGACCAGGACAAACGGATAATGGCGGTGTACAAATAGAATGGCACTCGATCCGCGGGAAAAATGCTGGTGGGAGAAGGGCGAATGGCCGGTCAATAGGGCCGACGAAATAGATTCTGCACACTTGGAGGACATTCGCAAACGGATATTCCTTATCAGACAACCAGACGCAGGATTCATCGACCTGGTGCGTGGTTATGGCAAACAGATATGGACTGGGAGCGAACGTCAATTCGTCCCTTATACTCGATTCAATTGGGCGAACTGGGATACGAGCAAACTCTATCGCCCAGGAAAGATTACGGTGTTATTTCGCGGCGCGGACGGCGTCGAGGACCTTTATATCAATATGGCCGAAATGACCGGCGCCACCGTAAACAAGCATCCGCCCTTACGCGCTGACGGTACGCTTGATGCACATTGGCGGCTCGCTGAAAATCCGAATTTATACGCCACCTATGCGTATAACGCGGACCGACCGGAGATAAACGCGGGCGGCCGGTGGGACGTGCGATATTACGAGAAGCCCGGCCCGCCAAATCCTTGCAATTTCCAGGAATATGTCTATTGGTGCCGGACCCGGGCCTGGTTGCCGCGACAGGTTGACCCGTCAAGCCAATTATCACCGATTCGTTACGGCAAGAGCGGGCCGTTGCATAAACGGTACCAACACGTCGAAATCTGCAAAGACATCATCGCAAATCGCCTGCAAACCGAATGGGATATGACGGACAACGACGATTCTTGCACGAGGCCCCAAAGGACGAGCGAGTACATTCTCAGCGACGGCGTGCCGTGGAAAGGAGACTGCGATGACCCCGACAGCGAATGCAATCGCTCGAACCAGTGTCCCCAGGACCCAAAACTCAACGGCAGCTATCAAGCACATATCATCCATATCGTGGAATCACAGGGCTCCAAGTATCTGAAGAAAGTCGATGCCGAATGGATCGCTACCTGGACAGCATTGCAACCGAAATTACTATGGACGTTGAGCTACAATTATGCCGTCGGCGATATTGTCTACAAGGAGACGCCGGACGATGAAATTCTGTACGTAGCGAAAGTAGCCCACACCTCGAGCGCAACCAACGAGCCCGGCGAAGGCGAAAACTGGCAAGAATACTGGGCGACACCCGCATACAACCCGGAATACATACGCAGCCACCCGGTATATGTGGAATTAGGGCGCAAGGCGAGCACTCAACCGGAAACGAGTTACAGCTGGATGTGGGGCTGCAACGATTCGGCCTTCGAGCTTTGTTTGCGCGACCTCGGCAAAAACGAAAGCGTTTATCCAACCTGGGCAGCGGATCACGGGTTGTATTATAAGGGCGAAGTCGTTCAATATGGCGATTCTTGCAAGAGATGCCTCGTTGAGCACGAATCGCACCCGGATCGCAGCCCAGATAACGCGGCTTTTTGGGGCAAGGTCGTGCAATATGATTGGTGGTGGGATACAGCCCACCCGGCAATTCCCTACTGGTTGCGAAAGAAGCGCGAGAACGAGAATCCCGGCGACTGGCCTTTGCCGCGTGGGTGCTGGAGGCGAACGTGGAAACATTCACCAGGTCGACTGGGCGATTTGATGTGGCCAGGCGAATACGGCGATCCGCCGGGATATGAGCCGATGAAGTTTATCGTCTCGCCAGCGGTTTACGCCCAAATACCGGTTGCCAATCGCAAATATTACGCTTGCCCTGATGTAGAAGCACTACACGCTGCCGCATACGGCGATAGCGCAGAGCGGTTGATAGCCAAGCGACACGATCCGGTACATACGCGGCACATTAGATATTACGACGAGAAAGCTGGCCAATCTAAATGGGCACATCATCCGGTTTATGAGCTGCACCACGATATTGTCAACGATATGCGCAATGTGCTGCTGCAGTTGCGAATCGTCGATACCAGCGGCCTTGAAATTACAGCCTGGACATATACCCAAGAGGACGACATTGCTTTCGGCAATCTATTTTCGACCGCAAAGGATGCTTACTGCGCCGGTCGGGCTGGCGTGCTTGCGGATGAGCCGGGTTATACGCAGATAAGCGGGTATCAACATTATGGTTATGGCACGGGCGTGAAATATGAGCTTACGGCGCCCGACTATACGCCGTGCAGCCCGACGGGATACAATATGTGGCGGCAACATTTCTATCTGGATGTCGCCAAAGCAATTGGCTCCGACGGCCCCCTCCAAATTGACGAGCCGATGGGAATCTCAAACCTGCTTGTCCGCGTAGCCTATAAAGGCGAACCTGATGAGAATGGATATCCTATACTCACCTCGTTTACGCGAGGCTGCGAAATTGGATTCGGCGATTTGACAATCTATGCCGAACCAGGGGCAGCCGAGCGCATAGGCTATACGCGCTGCTTCTTTGCGGACGGAGAAGACTATTGGTGGTACGATTCTTCTGAGTCGTGTTGGAAATACACGTGCTATTTCGATTCCCATCTTTTGACACCCTGGCCCGAACCGAACGAATTTTTGCCCGAACGAGATACGCTGCTGGGGATTGCAACAGCCGTAGATGCAGCGGGCGATGATATGGATCGGTGGTGTGTTTTGGAAATCGACTGGGATAAAGTACCGGAATCCGTTTTTGAAGATGACCCGAACAACTTCGTTCAAATTGACCTGTAATTGTGAGGTGATTTATGGCGACTTTGTATTGGAAAGGCGGCGCCGGATCGGACGACGATGATTACGGTGATTTCAACAATGCCAGCAACTGGCAAACGGCGACGGGCGGCGCCGGTTCTGTGCCGACAAGTTCTGATGTGATTGTCTTTGACGGGCGAGCCGCAACAGTGCCGTCCGATTACAGCGGAACAAAACACACAGCCGGCAAGCATTACAATTGCTACCACAATATGGCCAGTGGGCCGGACGATTGCCAGGGGGTCGTTATAGCGAGCGATTTCACCGGCCGCATCGGTATAACTTCAGACGACATCGAAGGTGCGCTACAGCTATCCGTGGCCTCCGGCAAGCGTATTATCTACCAGGGTGATGAGCCGTGCCTCCTGAAGATTAAGACGGCAAGTAAGACTGTCCCGGCCGTCGTGCACAATTCAACCAGCGGCCTGCTGAAAATCTCCGGCGTCAACGATACTAATGCAATATGGGAATTGATAGAGCTATTCGGCGGCGGCACGTTGGAAATAGAAGACGATACGAAGGTTACGGACATCTACAACTTCGGCACGGCAACGATAACTATCGGCGAGGACTGCCCGGCCTGCAGTATCTATCAATACGGCGGCTCATTTACGGCGGACAGCCCATTGACCCTACTTGAACTCTACGGCGGGACGGCAGCGTTCGGGTCCCTGCTCACCGAAGCGCCTTCTGCCGCATCAATTGACCTGGCTACGCTGAAACTATGGGGCGGCAACTTCACCTGGCGGGCGCCGGGCAAGATAACCGACTGCACTATGCACGGCGGAACGATTACCGTCACAGGAACCGGCGATAAGACTATCGGCAACGCATCCGAAACTTGGAAGCTATATGGCGGAACCTTCGATGCAACCGCTCAGGCCGGCAACCTGACGCTTACGAGCGGGTGTGCAATTCTTGTAAAGGGCGGTTCGCTTGATCTGCCAAATGGCACCAAAATAACAGCGTTTACGACGGGGAACTGATAATGCGAACTAAATGCGGGTCCTTCCAAAGACATCGGCGAATGCGGTCATCTCGGCACGGCGCGCAGCGAGAAATTTTTGTGCCCATTTTTTCCCGCCCAGCCCAGGTAGTGAGCATCCCGCTTGTATGGCTTAATCTACACTGTAGAAATGATGTATCGGGGATTATCAGCTATGGCTCTTTCAGAAAGCGATAAGGCCGAATGCCGCGAGATTGCGCGGGAGATTGTCAAAGAAGTGCTAATCGAGCATATTAAGTCCTGCCCGCACGGCCAGTTCTTGATGCGCAGCCGAATGCTCTTAATCGGGCTGTGTATCGGCAGCGGCATCGGTGGCGGTGGGGCGGTATATGCGCTTATCAGGTCTCTTGCGAAGATATGACTATGGTCATCAATAATCACTACAAGGACAGCTTGTTAGTGAAACTGATTGCGTTGCAGGGGCAGGTGGCCGAGGTGATGCTCGCTCAATCTCCACGGGACATTCGGACTTATATCCTGGACCTTAAGGAATGCCTTGACGGGCTTAAAAAGGCTATTGGGGAATTCCCGAAGGAGGTCTAAATGTGCACCGATCGGCGTGCCAACAGTCGTCTATCACCCGGACCGATTCGAGCATATCGCCTTCCCGACGCCCTGGGAGGCGTATCGCTATCTGATGGGCCGAGATTGGCGGCGGGATTGATTCGCCGATAGACCTTGCTAAATTTTGGCGCTCAGATTTTGAATAACGATGCTGTAATTAAAAAAAAATAACAGCAGCGCGGGGGCGGAACATTGCTTTATTATCCCCTGAGAATATCGTTTCGCGTGACACCGAAAGCCCTGTGTAGCGCACTTAGATAGCTGGAATAAACGACAGCGTTGTGTTGGTTGCAGCATTTATGGCCAATTACGACCTGGTTGCGTTTACCAGAAGAAGTTTGCTCGCGTGGTGCTTGGATGATCTTGTCGCCTCCGCGAGATTTGATCAAGTAGCCACGACGGGTAAAATATCTCCGGACCTGTGCCCAAGTTATCGTTGGGCGAGTCATTATGCCATTGCCGGTTTAAGCTGATGTTTGAATTTCTGGTTTTTCTTGGTATCGAAATCGGCGTGTATATCCTCCGGCCAAGTATGATGCACTATCTTGTGGGCGATCTCGAAAATCTCGCCCGGCAACTGCTGCGCCGTTTTGAACATATCCCAAACAGAATCGGGCGCATCGCGATATACGCAAAGACTGGGGTCCTTCTGGGCGTAATGATAAACGTGATCGACGGCCCGAAGTAATCCAACAAGGGCATCAAGCACACAATCTCCGGTGCCAATTTGATCCAAATCAAGGCTGTGAGCAACCCAGCACTTGTCTTTGCGTGAATAATAGATAACACAGCGAAACGCGCGATGCCGACGATTCCGAGCGCCCCGGCCCATAATTATCCTCCTTCCTTTCCAGATCTTGGTGTTGGTTTCGGGAACACTTGCCCCGAACCTGAATCCTCACATATTATAGTCAATCCCATCTGCAAATACAAGGCGAATCGCTTCTCCAAATGGCCCTATTGCAGTCTATCTTGTTATCGGCATTTCGCAAGCCCGCGGATAAAATTTTCGTAAGTTCCTGGGTGCACTGGAGTTAGTGGTAATAGCCTGCCTGGGCGGCAAGAAGGCCGAAATTCTACAGGTTATCCCGTACTCTGGCGGCTTTCCGCGCCTGACTTTGCGCATCGAGTTCAGCAATAAGCGGGATGTGAGAATACGTAACAGTCAAGGTATCCGCCTCGAGGCCAAAATTATCGTCTCGATTCAATGAAATGCTTACAGGAACTCCATCCACAACTGTTGTAAAATTCAACTCGCCAAAGAGTTCGTCGGCAAATCCCTCAGACTTCTCGACCTTATATTTTGCCTTGAACGCCTGCGTCAACGCGCGGTAATTTGCTTCGCTTGTATCGGAGAAATGAACGTTGATGCTGCATACTCGGTTCTGAAATATAGAAACCCCCAAGAGAGCAACATCAGGGCTTGTTGGTGTCAAAAGCCACAGCGTAAGCAAATTTCTATAATCCGGGTCTTTGGGGCCATATGCCAATGGCGCCACGTGAAATCTTGTCTTTAGCGATGAAAGAGTTTGCCCTAAGCGCACGCCAAAGAACTGTTGTCGTGTCTCAATAGGTTGCGATTCGCGCCGAGGCGGGACGTTCGGCACTGCACGACGCACTTCTCTTGGTTTTTGCTGCTTTGGAGGGCTCGCAGCAGCAGACTTGTACTTCGCACGTTCGGCATCAAGTTGATTCTGGAATTCACGGGCCTGGGCGGCCGCTTGTGCTCGCGACTCGTTCAACGCTGCCTTGAGCCGCTTTATCTCGGCCTCGGCGTCTTTATTGCGGGCGATACCGACCCCGATAATCATACCGATCACGTAAGCGATCGCTGCGAAGACGACTGCTACGGTAATGTGTTTTCCGCTCATCTCTCTCTCCTTTTCACAATCTTTCAAATGTTGCCCCGCAGTTTTTGCATCGCCACACGCGACGGTCGAAGCCACGCAAAATAGCGGCCCACGCACAAACAGGAACAAACAGCATCGCAAAGATAAAGATTCCAATTAACATTTCTCCGGCCAAGGAGCCGCGAGAAACAGCATACGAAAGGGATACATCTTCAAAGGCCGGCCTAAGAAATGGCGTAAGGAGGCCTAATACAAACGAAATAATCGTTATTGCAAGCAAAACAATGGCCGTTCCTGCCGTTATCTTTGCGGCGATCGCCGCCCACGTATTTGGTCGGCGTTTTTCAAGCGATCCCCCGCACAGCAAACACTTGGGTTCTGCGATCTGTTTCGCGGGCTCGACTTCGGGTTCTTGGGGGCGAAGTGACTGATTTGGCGCGGCACTGATCGTTGTTGGGTGGGCAGTCATCATTGGCCGCGATTGGGGAGCGGCGACCCGAAAAGGCTTGCGGCATTTAGGACACTTCGCCTCTCGACCTACGTAGTCGCTCGGTATTTTCAACCGCGCCCCGCAATTCGCACAGACAATTCTTAGCACCCCTTCTGTTGATTTTTTTGGCTCCGCGTTGCTTGACAATTCTGAACTTCCGATTTACAATTATGATAGCCGCTCCGGCGATACAAACGAAGCCAGGATGCGGAAACCGTCGGAGCGGTAATAACCCTTTGAGGAAATGGGGGTTATGTGTAAATGGACTCGCAATTCACTCGCTCCAAATTCACTTCCTCCGCGGGCTTTTTCCTTTCTCCGGCTTTTGCGGCTGGCTACCTAATTGGGCGCGAATACCCAACCGCAATCCAGCTTCAAAATCGGCCCAAAACTGCTCATCTGCCCCACGAAGTCCTTTTGCTTCCAATTTTGCCAATTCTCGGATCTCCGGTGGGAGATGCTGCCAGACAATCAGAGCGCCAGCACAATCCTCCTGAATAATTGAACCCATTTGTGCGCAGAATTGAGCAAACTTATCCCTTACATCAACAGGGATATACCAGCCTGCTGCTATTTTTTTGTTATTTTTCTCGGACACACCCAAAGTCTATAACTCTTTGTTATTCAGTCAATTATAGAAATCTTGCAGATATAACTATAAGCCACCTATAAAATTTCTGTAATTTCTTCTTGACTACCCAAGCCTTGCGAGCCGATAATACCCTGTAGTTGATTAACAAATGGATTTGAGGTCGCTGAAATGGACAGCAGCGCCAACAATCACAGCAAGCGAAAGGCCGCGGGAATCGGCAATATCCCCCTCCCGAATTTGCGGCGGATTGCAAGGAAAAAATCTCTGAGGCCATAAAAAGGAGTAACGATGGAACGGTTGATTCCAGCCAGATACGAAGGACTGTATCGCCGGGCGATGGCCAAAAAGAGCCGGAAAGCAGCGATCCGCTGCTTTTGCCTTGAATGCTGCGGGTGGGTAGCAGAGGAAGTCGAGCGGTGCACGGATACCACTTGCCCGTTGTGGCGGTATAGAGAAAAAGGCTGAAAAAATGGGGTTTAATCGCCGAAACAGCGAAATGACCTATCATAGACCCCGATACTCGGAGTTCGTCCAAGATAGAGGCCCCAACCCCCCTATAAACGGGGTTTCGTAGGCCAATTTAAGGTGCTCTTTGACAACTGAATCGGGCTTTCGCGTTGGCAGAGCGCCTGCCTTTTTGGTAGAATGCGAGCCGGTGAGGTGTTGATGAACCGGTTCGCACATCTCGGCCCCACAATGGGGCAGAAAGGAGGCGCTTATGCTGAAGATTCTGACGTTGTGCCAGAGGTACTTCGACGAAAACTTCTGGTACGCAAAAAAGACCAAAGAAAATGCGACCCGTGCGTTTCGTTACCTCGCGGAAGTGGTCGGCAACATCAATGTTGACCGGCTCGATGCCTGCGGTTGCGAGAAGTTCCGGAATTACCTGCTGCGGACCGGGCGCTCGAAGAATACAGCGAACATCTATCTTCGGGCGATCCGCCCCGTCCTCCAATGGGCAGTGCAGCAGAAACTCATCCGCGTTAATCCTGCCGCGGACATCAAGCCTTTCCGGGTAACGCAAAAGCCTATCCGGGTGTACGAGGACTGGGAGTTTGAAAGGATGTATAGATTCGCGCCGAACGAGAGATGGCGGGCTATACTCCTGGCTGCCAGGACGACCGGATTGCGTCGCGGGGAGTTGTTGAACCTGACGCTCGATAACATCCGGGGCGACTTCATCTACGTCGAACCGAAACGGGAGACAAAGCGGACGTGGCCCTGGGAACCGAAGGACCGGGAGATCCGAAAGGTCCCGATAATAGACGAGCTCCGGACATTAGTCCAGCGGCTCAGCGATTGTTACTATCCGCTGCTGACGCTGTACATCTACCGCAATATGCTGCGGCTCAAGGATGCCCGGATGCTCGACGAGGACCGGTGCAAATGCCCCGATCCGAATTTCCGACGGACCTTCGTTGCGATCCAGCGACGGGCCTTTGGTCGGCAGATTGGTGACTTCCACAGCTTGCGGAAAACATACATCACGGAGATGGCCAACAATCTGCCCGAATACTTCGTCTTACGGCTTTCGGGTCATTCAAGCAGTAGGACGATGAGGACTTATTACACGGCGTGCAGGGAGTCAATGTACTCTGATGCCCGCAAAATCGCATCCTGTGGTGTAAAAAGGGGGATGCTGGGTTACAGCACCCCCCCGAACACTGAAGCGTTAAACGCTTCACACCGCTGGGCGGTAGAGGACTTGAACCTCTGACCTCCTGCGTGTAAAACAGGATGAACGAAAACACAGTAATAAGTCACCTGTTTTGATGTGAATCGTTTCATCACCCTCCTCCGAAGGGGCCGGAAAAGCGGCAAGCCAAGTACGGCCCTTTTTATTGAACTGCACTGTCAAGCTGATAGCGTCTCCTTTCTGCGGCGACCTACATCGAGGCTACACGCGGCGCACCACTCACCACTTACCACTCTCTGTTACGGCGCAGCATTGACCAGTCTCTATGTCGTGGGCGGCCTGCGATAAGGTTCGCCAGGTCGCCGCATATATGACAATCCGGGGCGGGGCGAAACTTGACTAACGCCGCTGCCGGGGAACCGGAACAGGGCAAGTTGTGCAAAGACAGGGAATTGCCGAGAAAACGCCAGGTTGCGTGCCCTGCCCCTTTTTAATCCATATTACTTGATTGATAAACCAGGCCCGCTCGCAGCACGGCGAGATGACGTGCAGACCGAAAAAACTTGGGGAAAGCGTCGGGTTGTCCGGGGGCGATACACGTGGCGCCCAAACGACGTTGACCGTAATACCGGAGCCGGGGCAGGGCCGGCCGAGCGGGCCTGATTATTAAAGAGGTAAGACGATGAGTATTGGCAGATTAAAGGCATTATTGCACCAGTTTCTAACCATTTTACGGGAAATTGACCAACGACAATCTGAACACTCTCCACACTGTACGTGCTGCTATTGCGAAGTTTATGTGGCATTACGAGAAGCCGTAAATGAGCTTGATTTTGAAGAAAAACCCAAAGGATTGAACCGTAATGCAAGCAATTAAATCTATCGCTCAAATTACAGGGCTTGCAGTCGCCCTACTGATTGCGGGTTGGGTCGGTTGGCTGTGCAGGGATGCACGGCCCGACCCGCCTGCGCCGCTGCCCACAATCGAGGAAATCCAGGAGCGTATAGGCGCAAAGCCCGACGGGATTTTAGGGCCTGAGACTCAAGCCAAATGGGAACGGGCGATATGCGACAGCTACGCGAGAGGTGAAAGATAAGAAGGAGACATACGATGCGAACCTTAATAGTTAGCCTGCTGATTGTTTTGTCTATCGCGACCGTTTACGTCGCTGGCCGCCAGTTGTTTATCATTGCCGACCCGAACACAGTGGCGCTAACAGCAAGGGCAGAACTGAAAGTCGTGGAAATCCGGTCCTGGTTTGAGCCAGACCAAACCGACCCGAACCGGATAACCCATCACATCGTGGAGGTCCTGGAGCACAAATGAGGCCCTTGCGAAACAAGAGTGCTCATTTCAGCCCTGATATTTGGAGGGTGTGCCAGGCGGTCGCTGCGTGGGCGATAGAGCGAGGATACAGGGGGTACGATAAGCAAGAATTGGCAAACATCACCTGGTTGATACAGGGCAGATATATGCGGAAGGCTGATTACGTGAACTGCAAACGGGCCCTGAGCACGTGGTTGTGGTACTACGGGAGACGGGCCCGCCGCGACCGACAGATTGAGCGAGAGTACGCGAGGGCCGTTTGGGGGCGAACCGTGCCGGCGGTGGATGAAGAACTGATACGGCAAGACGAAATCACGGCGCTCAGAAGCCGGCTATCGGGGCGAGAGAAAAAGATGTTTGACCTATGTTTGCAGGGGGCACGGACGCCCCAGATCGGCGCCGCCTTAGGCATAACGAAGAAGCGAGCACGCCAATTGCGGGCGGCGCTGTTTTTGAAATTGAAGGAGAACAGCAATGACTGACAAGAACTTTGTCAAGGTTTCGATAGTGCACGATGAAGACGAGGTGCGTGGTAGCCACGAGGTTACTTTCTCCGTTCGCACCGATTGGGTTTCGGAAATGGGCTGCGCTTTAGGTTGTTGCCTTAAGGCTGTGGATGATTTCTGGAGCCCATTGATTTTGGCAG